ACCCTATTACTGGTGAAGTTGATTGCAGGGTAAAAGAATTTTCCCGCTGGAGTACAAAACCCGGAATCGGTCATGACTATTTTCAAAGGTATTGGCGTGATTTCTACAAAATCGATTGTTGTTTGATTAATAACAAGAAGTTCAAAATTCCTCGTTATTATGATCGATTACTCTTAAGGGAAAACCCTGAAGTTTTTGAAATTGTTAAGCAAAAACGGATACTTAGCGCGCAATCTTACCGCTTGACACCTGATGCACAGAAGGATAGACTAGCGGTTAGAGAGGAAGTGAAACGCTTACGAGCCGAGCGATTACTTCGACCCTATGAGGCTCAAATTACGGAGTATTTAGAAAATGTCTAAAAAAGTTCTTGTTTCTGTCTATGACAAAGTCGCTTGCCTTTATTTTCCCGTTATGACGGAAATTAACCTTGAGGTTGCTGTTCGTAATTTCCGCGAAGGAGCTAGAAAAAACCCGCAGATTGGCGCTTTCCCGTCCGATTATGAGCTTCACCATGTGGGTTATTTCGATGACGAAACAGGTCAGGTTTTACCTGTTTCCAGCAATGTTCTTGAAACTGGAAACCATATTGTGATTCGAGCTGAGGAAGTTTTTAAGAATCAAACGGCCGAAGCTTCTGTATAATTTAAAAGTTCCCTTTTTTCTGAGGTCAGCCGTCAAGTTTTTCCCCTAGTGAGCTTGGTGGCTTTTTTTTCAATGAGGTGCTTAATGTCTAAATTCTTTACTAAATACAATCCCCCGAAGATTCCTGGCTGGAACTCTGAGCAGGAATCCAGGGTTCAAGAACAGTTTGCTGACGCTTGCCAAACCGATACGATTATCCGGAAGTACAACACGATGGGCGTTAATCCGTTCATTGCTACTGGCAGCAGCCAGTATTTGGATACCACTCAGATTCCTGACTTTTTTGTCGCTCAAAATGCTCAGGTTAAAGTTAAGGAATTTTTTGAGGGTTTACCCGCAGACATTCGTCTCGAATTTAATAACGACCCTATGGAGTTTGCTGAAGTCGTTTCTGACCCGAAGAATGCGGACTACCTCCGAGAAATCGGAGTTCTTGAACCCCTCCCGCCGAAGGCGGAGGGTGAAAATCAACCCGCTTCTAGCGGGGATATTTCCGAAAAAGCCCCTCCTGCAACTGAAAGTAGTGAACTTTCTGGTCAGAAACAGCCTGAAAAGTCTGTTTCTTCTGCAAAATCAAATGGTTAATTCCAACGTGGCACAGGTACCTACTTGTTGTAACTGTGCCACGTGACACCAAGCGATTTTTCGACTTGGTGAAATTTTCAACTTTTTTATCCTTTTTGAGGACTTAGAAATATGTCAAAAAATAGTGCTCGCAGACGTCAAAGATCTAATCATTTTTCTCAGATTCCTAACACACCAATTCAACGTTCTGTATTCGATCGTTCTCATGATTACAAAACGACAATGGATTCCGGTTATCTTGTTCCTTTCTTTGTGGATGAGGTCCTTCCCGGAGATACCTTCAAACTTCGTGTGAATGCGTTTGTTCGTATGAACACGCTGATTGCACCTTTCATGGATAACGTATTTATGGATACGTTTTTCTTCTTTGTCCCTACTAGGCTTGTCTGGGACCATTGGCAGCGATTTTGTGGCGAACAAAAAAATCCCGGCGATTCCACCGATTTTTTAATTCCTTCTCTTTCCGGCGTGAATACGTTCGCTAACGGTACTATTTTTGATTATATGGGTCTTCCTACTGGCGTCGCATTAGACCCGGCCAATACACCTATCAATGCTCTTCCTTTCAGAGCCTACAATCTCATTTACAACGAGTGGTTCCGTGATGAGAATCTGATCGATTCAATTCCTGTTAATACCGGTGACGGTCCTGATCTGATTTCTAACTACACATTGCGCAGGCGTGCTAAGCGTCATGACTATTTCACTAGCTCACTGCCGTGGCCACAAAAAGGTCCTCAGGTAGATATTAATTTAGCTTCTAATTCTGTTGTTCCTGTCGAGATGTGGTCACGATCTGATCCTAATACAGTTCCGTTAGCCAACTGGAATAATGGTGTTGGTATTCATTTCGCAGGCGGTATTAACTACGCTTCTATGTATCACGATACTGGTGGTGATTTTACTCAACGTTATTCCGAAGCCAGTCCTAATGTTGGTACAGGTTTGAGAGCTATTCTTTCTCCTAACGTTAAATATCTAAACCACAATAATACTTACGGTAATGGTTATGCGAATGATCCTTATGTTTCTTGGCCTTCTATAGAAGTTAACGATCTGCGTCAAGCATTTCAGATTCAAAAATTTTATGAAAAATGGGCGCGAGGTGGTTCCCGTTACACGGAAACCCTGCGTGTAATGTTCAATGTCATATCTCCTGATGCTCGCTTGCAACGTCCTGAGTACCTTGGCGGTACTCATTCTCGCATTAACGTCGTACCGACTGCACAAACTAGTAGCACTGATAGTGTTTCTCCTCAGTCTAATCTGTCTGCTTTCGGTGTTCTCGGTGATTCTGCCCACGGTTTTAATAAATCCTTCGTCGAACACGGCTATGTAATAGGTCTTTGTTGCCTCCGTGCTGATATTACGTATCAGCAGGGTTTGAATCGCATGTGGTCTCGTCGCTCGCTGTTTGATTTCTACTGGCCGACGCTTGCTCATCTTGGTGAACAAGTTGTTTACAACAAGGAGATTTATACGCAAGGCACGGCCGATGACAATGGCGTTTTCGGTTATCAAGAACGCTATGCTGAGTATCGTTACAAACCTTCTATGATTACTGGCAAGTTGCGTTCTACCGATCCTCAGTCTCTTGATGTTTGGCATTTAGCTCAGAAATTTGATTCTTTACCCAAACTTAATCAAGATTTCATTGAGGAAAATCCTCCCATTAACCGTGTGATTGCTGTTCAGAATGAACCGCAGTTTTTCGCGGATTTCTGGTTTGATTTGAGGACTTCTAGACCGATGCCGGTTTACTCAGTTCCCGGCCTTGTGGATCATTTCTAGTCATGAAAGAGCCGGGTTATTCTGTTTTTACCGAGCCGACGCCCGCAAGAGGCAAGCGGGGCGATGGTAAACACGGAAATAACCCGGCGATCTAAAAATGTGAAAAGGACTACATTATGGGTTTATTTAGTTCTATCGGTAAGGCTATTAAGTCAGTTACAAAGCCCGTTTCTAGTTTCCTCTCTGGTTCTGGTATCGGAGACATATTGGGTTTCGGTTCCGATGCCTTTGCTCTCTATAACGATTTAACTGGTAATTCTGCGAAACAACAAAAGGAGTTGATGGCCTATCAAGCTCAGCTTCAAAATGAATCGTGGAAGTATCAGATGTCTAATCGCCACCAATTAGAGGTAGGAGATTTAAGAAATGCTGGTCTCAATCCTATTTTGTCTGCTAATTCTGCTGGTGGCGTGGCTGCCGGCATTCCTAATGGTTCATTGGCAGATTCTGATAGTGCTCGTTATAGCGCTCGTACTTCTGCCGCTCTAGCACGTCAAAATGCGGCTCAGGTGGCCTCTTTAGTACAGACTAATGCAAGCACACAGGCTCGCAACGAGGCTGAGGCTAAAGCCGCGATAATGAATGCAGAGAGTAATCGTATGTCTGCGATTGCTGGTGCTAATCGCAATAATGCGGAAGCCGGTTATGCCGCGGTTCGTTCTAAAAACGAGTCTCTTTATCCGTCTAATCAGCCTTTGCCGTTTAAATACTTAAATTCTGCTAAAGGGATGGTTGATTCGTTGGAGGATTTTTTAGATCGTCGTTATGGCTTGCCCTCTAATGCCTCTCCTGAGCGTAGGAGACGTTATGAGGTTCATATCAATGGTGTAGGTCGTCGTCAGTAAAAACATCGTTCATAGAGCGTTTTTGGAGCTTTTAGGAGGAATTATGAAAATTACAGATACTGTCTTAAATCAGTTCTTCAATATTCTTTCTCGGTTTGGTAAAATGATTTTGTATCTTTATCAACTGTTTAGAGGAAAATTATGAGACGCCGTCGTCTATCTCGCAAAACTTCCCGCCGTTTTTTCCGTAAAGGCCTCAAAGTCCGCCGTCGTAACCTCCGTGCGAGACCGATGAGAGGCGGATTTAGGATTTGAGGTTTCACGTGGAACGGAAGGCGTCACTAGAATGGCGCCTTTTTTTTATGACTTGTTATCACCCGATTACTGCGTATTGGAGCAGGACGCTTAAAACAAAATTAGGTACTCCTGCAATTACGTTTAAATATTCAGACGCTGACCTTGAATTAGGAGAATTTCAAATCCCTTGTGGTCAATGTATTGGCTGCAGGCTTGATCGCTCTTTAGATTCTGCGGTTCGCGCTCATCATGAGAGTTTGTTATATGATCGAAATTACTTTCTCACGCTTACGTACAACAACGATAATTTGCCTCCTTTTGGTAGTCTCATTCCTCGCGATCTCACCTTGTTTTGGAAACGACTTAGAAAGCGGGGTATCAGTTTTCGCTACATGGCATGTGGCGAGTACGGCAGTACTTTCGGCCGTCCCCATTATCACGCTATTTTGTTTAATTTACCTGCTATTGAACTCCAACAAATTGGAACTACAAACACTGGATTCCCTACTTATATATCTAACGTTATTAGTGAATGCTGGTCTTTTGGTTTTCATACTCTTAATCCAGTCTCTTTCCAAACATGTGCTTATGTTGCCCGCTATGTAACTAAAAAGATTCTCGGAGATGGTAAGAAGGTATATGAAAAGTTCAACCCTATTACTGGTGAAGTTGATTGCAGGGTAAAAGAATTTTCCCGCTGGAGTACAAAACCCGGAATCGGTCATGACTATTTTCAAAGGTATTGGCGTGATTTCTACAAAATCGATTGTTG